GGCTCGCGCCCATGCTCATCTCCATGACCGACATAATCATGTCCTGCACGTCCTGCGGCGTGGCGGACGCAAGAAAGACCCCGAGGTCCGAATCCGGTGGCGCATTCAGGATGATGTCCATGAGTTCGTTCGCGTTCGGCATCGTGCCGCCCGGCGTAATCATGTTCTGGAGCCAGTTGCCGGTCGTGTTCGTGATGTCATCGGAGACATTGCCAGAGCGACCGGACACGTCCCCGCCGAGCAGGAAGTCGAGCAAGAGCCCGATAGCGTTATCCTTGCCCGCCGTCCCCGCGAGTCCGGAGATCAGATCCATGTTGTCGATGCCCATGCCCGCCAGGATGTCGGCGGCAAGGTACGACGGGTCGAGTCCGGCCATGATCGCGCCGGGGGTGTATGGCGCGGCGTAACCAGTGCCCGGCGAACCGAAGTCCGTCACGCCGCCAGTTGCACCGGGAATCCCGCCACCAGCATAGCCGGGACTATTCACCCCACCCGCGAACATCCCCGGTACACCACCGCCACCCGTTCCGTTGATCGCGAGGTTGGAGACCGATCCGGCGGATGTGCCACCGCCGCCCGTACGGTTGCCCTGACTGCGGGGATCAGGCGGGGTTGCGGACGACTTGCCCGCCGACGTGCCACCCGCGTAGGGGATGGCGCTTCCGACCGGCTGCGTGAACCCGGATGGGGTGGTTTTCTTCTTCTTGCCGGTAAGTAGTGATTCCGGGGCCTTGGGCGGCGTCGGGATCATGCTTCCCCGTCCGCCGGTCCCGCTCGATTTCTGCGGCATGACCTAGAACCCTCCTGGGCGACCGACCGCCCCGCCTTGCGAACCCGGCCCCATGCCCATGCTGGGGAGACTGACGCCGCTGGTGGTGGGCGGCGCGACGACGGTAGAGCCCGGCGGTGGCGGGAGCGCGCCCGGCGGGACCTGCTGCTGGGCCGGTTGCCCCATGCCCTGCAACGCGGCCATCGGGTCGCCGCCACCCATCCCCGGCGGTCCCTGTTGCATCGCCTGTTGCTGCGCCATCTGGAGCCATTCCTGGAGGCGTTGCGTCCAGAACTGCACCATGTCGGGGTCGCCGTCCGACTCCTTGATCTGCTCCGCGATCATGGCCGGGATGTTGAAGAGTTCGTTGAACTTCGGATGCGTGATCGCGTTGAACCACGCCTGCCGCTCCGTCCACTCTTCGAGGAACGAGTCGTAGTCGGAGTTGCCGGTCGCCAGTTCGTAGATTGTGTCCGGCAGGATGAACCCGGCCTCCACGCCGATCTTGCCCGCGTTGAAGAGCGGCACCCAGTCGGCGGGACTGACCTTGGTCAAGGTGACTTCGACCTTCGGGCCAACGGCGTCGATCAGGTCACGGCTCAACTCGAACGCGGGCGCTTCGCCCTGTCGCTTACGCCGGGCCGGGACCATCGTCGGGCGGGGCGTGTCGCCCGCGTACTTGGCGAGGTGGCCGAAGTTGCCGATGGTCTGGAGAATCTGGCTGAGCTGGTGCGCCTTGGCCGTCTCGTACGCCTGATAGAAGGGAACGAGCATTTCCTGCCCTTCCTCCCCCACCCGTGTCAGCGCCGATCCGGTCGCCTGATTCGTCTTATCGAGCGCGCCCTGCATGCTCGGGTTGCTGCTCATCAGGTCGGTCAAGAGCGTCTGCTGAATCATGCCGGTGATCGGGTTGTTGCTCATGTTGGGGACGGGCTGAATCTGCTCCTCCCCCAGCATCGCCTCATTGACCGCGCCCGCCGCCGCGCTGAACTCCGGCATGTCCGTGCCCGCCA